TCAACATTTCCGCCGTTAGTAGAATTATGTAAATCCAATAGAGGGGAGTTAGCGGCTAGGGCATCTGTGATTTTTAAGAATCCAGTCAACGTACCGCCTGCTAAAGGCAAATGCCCTAACTGAGAATAGGTGTACGCAGTGTTCCAGTTGGTAGAGTTGTTTGTAAACGGCAAAGTGTAGTTGTTAGCGTTAGCTGCAATACCGTTTAACTTTGTATGGTCAGCAGAAGTAAAGTTAATCTGAGTAAGGCCACCATCACCAACCGAGTAAGTAGTGTTGGTGTCAGTTGTAACGTAGCCTGCGCCATTTGTCAGTTGATTGTTGTTGGTCACATTTGTTGCGCCACTAGCTATGGCGTTTAACTTTGTATGGTCAGAATCGGTGAAAACATTAGAATCTGATGCGGCTTCGACAGCCGCTCGAATCTCTGCGTTGCTTTGATCAGCGGTTGCAGAGGCTTCAATGCCATCGACCTTAGAACCCTGCGCCGCAGTAGCATACGCACTTGCCGCTGTCGTAGCCGCAGTACCAAGGCCAAGGTTCGTCCTGGCTGTGCCTGCGTTATTGAGGTCAGATAAATTACTCGTCGCCAATAGCGCACCAGAGAGCGAAGCATATGCATTCAACCACTGGCTACCATCATAGACTTTCATTGCGTCTGTATCTGTGTCGAAATACAGCATTCCAGAAGCCAGTGAATCACCATCGTTATCGACCGTAGGCGCACTTCCAGACTTACTGCCTAAGTATCTGTCATCAAAGCTGTCTAAAGCCGCAAGAGCAGCATCTTTAGCGGCTACCGATGCAACTTTACTAGACTCACTCGCAGTCGCTGAAGTAGCAGCTTGCGAAGCTTTCGTGGTCGCGGTTCCTGCGGAGGTACTTGCTTCAGATGCTTTCGTTGTTGCAGTTTGTGCGCTTGCTGAAGAATTATTCTGAGCAGTTACGGCGGCATTCTTTGCTACAACGCTTGCATCTTTAGCCGCAACGGACAATACTTTAGCTGCAACACTTTCATTTTTCGCAACTACCGATGCATCTTTAGCAACCACGGAAGCGGCCCTAGCTGTCTCTGAGTCACCCGACTTTGTAGCGGCTGTTGAAGCGGAGGTACTCGCCTCAGATGCCTTTGTCGTGGATGTGGCTTTTGAGGCTTCGGACGCTGTCGCAGAGTTGGCACTTGCTGTCGCAGAGTTGGCAGAAGCTGTGGCCGAGTTGGAAGACGCTGTGGCAGAGTTGGCACTATTTGTTTCTGCGGTTTCTGCGGCTCCCTTCGCAACCACCGATGCATTCTTTGATGATAAAGCCTGTGAAGCGGATTGAGCGGCGGCAGACGCGTTATTGGAAACCGACGATTCAGATGCAGCCGAATTTGTGGCCGACGTTGCCGAATTTGTGGCCGACGTTGCCGCATTAGATTCAGACGTTGCCGCATTAGATTCTGACGTTGCCGCCGCGCTTTTAGATGTTAGGGCATCGGCTGTGTAGGCATCGGTTGTGGTTTGGTCGGGCGACCCCTGGTAAAAACCGCCGGCTGTGTCCGTCTGCGTGACTGCATCTTCTGAGATTGTTGATTCTGTCGCGTCAGTAGACCCAACGACCGTGTCTGTCGGATTGTCACCAAAAAAACCACTCATATTAGTACCCGCTGTTTACTTGAGATGTTGATCCAGAAACTTCGGAGTCACGCGCATGTTTAACTAATCTTCCAAATGCCTGTTGGTAGCCTATCTCCCACTTTTGGGAATCTGAGCCTAAGAAGTTAGCGGCCTCCACTAGAGCGCCGTATAGGTAAAGTTCAGGCGCCAGAGAAAGCATCACGTTTGTCGTGTCTGTACTACTTAGACGTCCCGCGTCGTAGTAATAAATCATTCGCAACTCATCTGAATCTAAAACGGTAGGCGTTGGGAAAAACTTCAGGCGATATGTTTCTCTAGCGAAAAAAGTGGGATTGCCGGAGGCGCTAACGTATCCGTACAGATCGATTAACGATATTCGATCTAGCGGTACATAATTCCAAAATATATCTTTAATTTCCAGAAAGTCACTAGGCAGCGTTGCGTAGCCGTCAGAACTAAGTGTTAATAAAACTGTTTTTTCATTTGTTGGAACACGAACTTCGTGAAATATTCTGTTTTCAGCAAGCTCAATAAAATCTGGTATTTCAGTTGCTAGGTCTGTTCGATTTAACCAATTAGCAATTGAGGCTTTGAGGCCGTCATAGGTTGTCATGCTCATAACCGGCCACCGCCAGTTCTCAAATAAGCCCACTCTGGCGAGTTAAGCTTTTTCTTAATTCTTTTTATATCTTCGCGGTTAGGGGCCATAACATTTATGCCCTCTTTCATCCACTCAAGAACTATAACGCTAGGAATTGATGCGACTTTTTGCGTATCAGCCATCCGAACACCCTCTGCCCTTATTCGTTCCTGCCGATTCTGTTCAAGAATTCCGCTCACATCTTGCGAGTGTGAAATAGTCACCTTGTCATCAGTGGAGTGGTGAAGGTGGGGATTTAGTTCGTCAGACATCGTGTTCGCCTATCTTTAATAAGTGTTGTAATTGAGCAACCCCCCGAAGAGGGTTGCCCGTTTTCTTACAAGTTACGCGGTTAGTGCTGAAATAAGACCCGACGCCTTGGGCGCTTGACACACAAGAGTCTGCTCAGTGAGCATTTGTCGCTTCTGAGAATCACCGACGAGGGCCAAAGTTGTAGTAGCCATCGGACGCAAAACTGCACGACTCCAGTACTCTGTATCGAGTACCAAACAAGTATTTGCAGCCATGAATCTGTTAACAAGAAAAGAAATCTCACCAAATGGGCTGACGTAAATATTCACCGCATTTGTGATTTTCGTACCAGTGCTAAAGTCTCGGTTACGGCCAGATGACGCAGCAAAACCTGCAACAACAAGAGAGTGCGACGGTGTTACTTGAACTTGGTTCGGCTCACCGCCTGCCGCATATACCTTTTGCAAAACATCTAAAAGCAGTGTCTCGGTAAATGTTCGGTTAGAACCGGCAGTGTTGGTGGTGCTTGAATCGATCTGGTTCTGAGCCGATGTTAACTGACGAGCAGTTGAAGCATTACCGGCAGTACCGGCTTGCAACGCGCCGACGAACGAGTGTTCGATGTCTCGCAAAATCTCTTTGCCTTTCATCGCGATAGCTCGTTGAATCTCAGAACTTCGACCGTACTGCTCGGCGGCTTCTGCGGTTCCAGAAGTCTGCACAACCTTATCAAATATCTGAGTGTGGTTTGTGTGCATAGTGGTTTGATCGATTGAGGACGCGCCTGCGTCAGCACCTTCGACCTTTGCATTTGCAACTGGCGCAGCCAATTCTTCGGATTGCCATTGGTGTAAGGTTTGCGTTGCTTTGCTCGATCCTATTGAAGAGGTGAACGGAACGGAGGTCGGCGAGATCGAGTAAATAATGTCCTCGACATCAAGTTTGGCGCCCACGACGTTAAACGTCTTATATGTATTTGCAATTGTAGCCATGATAATTTTCCTATGATGTTAGATTCATGAGGGCTGCGACGGCGTCATCCATTGAACCACTAGCTTTAAGGCGTTCTTTCGATTTACGAATGTTTTCCTTTTTACCGAGGTTTTTCGGTTGTGCCTTCTTGCCCGACAAAGTTTTTTGGGGAGTCGCTTTTACTTTCTTTTGCGTCTCGATTTTTGCCCGGTCGTACTGCATCGCTTTATACAAAGCCGTAATTGTGCGGTGATCATGCACCTCATTAAATTCTTCAGAGGTTACGCCCAACTCTTTCGCATACTCACCAATTGAGTAATAGATGTCGTTGTTCCAATTTGGGATTGTTGATTTCAAAATAGTCAGGCTTTCTTTGGCATTTTCTTTCATTACCGCCTGGTGCTGATCTTGAGATCGCTTTTGATGCTCATCCGATTTAGACCTGATCAAGTCATAGGTCTGCTTCGTTTGATCGTAAGCAGATTTTGCTTGCCTGTACTGCTCCGGGTTTTCTATCGCGGCCTGCTCCCAGTTCACATTTTCAAAACGTGATAGGTCAGCGCCTGCGGTAGTAAGAAGTGCTTGCAAGTTCGATTCGTAATTCCGCGTTTGATCATCTGCGGCTTTACGCTGTTCGGCAACAGCCTGCGTCTTCTTCGTGTAATCGCTTTGTCGCAAATAACCGAGTTTAATCTCTTCGACTGAAACGGATTCGCCGTCAATCTCGATATTACCTTCTGTTATAAATTCAGGAATGGCTTCTTCTTCGTCTTCAGATTCCTCGGTTGGGTCTTCGACCTCCTCGGATTCTTCGGATTCATCTTCGCTATCCTGCAACTCCTCGATTACTTCGTCTGTGGTTTCTTCAACCACCTCTTCGTCAACATCCTTAGGGGCTTCGGTTTGTTCCGAATCGGACTCCATTGCCGCCGTTAATCTTGCGATGATATCGTTACTATCTGGTTCTGCGGAGGTCGATACTTCGATTTGCTCGTCTGACATCAGATATATTCTCCTATTTTACACAACTTGTTCGTGTGTATCCACTTCATGGTTGTTTATCAACCCGACAAATTGTTGTACAAACATTTGTCCCGCTTTGTACATCGCGTACAGCCTTTCACGTTCATCTTTGGCGTCCAAAGGTGTTGAGAGGATTTGCGTCATAATCTGACTGTTCATCTCTTCAAAACATTTATTGAACACTTCGGAATTTAGCATAGCTTTTGCAGCCTGTGCAGTAGTCGCTGTATCACTTAAATCTAGTTCATTTGTCATTGTCACTCCACTTCAGTGGTTGGTGCTATTTTCATTGAAGCCATTCGCCCCCGTGTTGGCGGGCGTGGCAGTGTGGTGTCTTTATCTAGCTTTCCATCTTTCCATCTTTGAAACTCGTCGTATGCTTGCTTTATAGGCTTCTTCTTACCCGTTTTCTGTTCTTGCGCTTTTTTAATAAATAACTCAATCGCTTCAATACTCATTATCCGATGCTCACATTGCGTTTTTGTTCAGATTCTAGTTGAAGTTCGGCTTCTTCCATTTCTATTGAGTGGTTCTGTTTCTCAACATCCATCATAAGTCTGGCCTCTTTCTCTTCTTGCGAATGCTCCATCTCAGTCATTGCTACGAGCATTTTATTCTGCTCTTTCATCGCGTCGAGTTCTAACTGCCCCTCAAGGACAGCAACCTGACGTGCGGTCATACCCGCGTTAAACTTCTCTATCTCAGACTGCTTCGCTTGCGATTCACTCTGCTGCTCTTGCATCTGTTGCTGCTGTTGCTGAAACTCAGGACTGTTAGGATTAAACAAAAACCCATCGGCAGACTTGATATTCAAAAGCTCAAAGGCTCTACTCAGCATGGCGTGACGCTGTGGGGGGCCGTACATGCCTCCGAGGTTTGGGTCTTGCGGATTCATTGTGAATTGCTGATCAAGCGACAAAAGCAACTGCGCTTCTTTCGCCTGCTCGTCGGGCGTCAGGGCCACGGCGACCGTCATTTCCGTTCTATCTTTGAGCAGTTGCGGGTCAATGTTTACAAACTGACCATCCAACTGCACAAGCTTCTCTTGCTTCTCGCTCTCAACCGCAATCCGATAAATATCATGCATCAGAGGCGCTAAAAAGTTCTGAGCGAAGTGACGTGCCATCACCATTATTCTACGGTTGGACGCGCTCATAAACTGGGTTATTAGGTCGCTAGAGTTCTGCTTACTGACAACAGTGCTGTCCATGCCGCGGGCCATGCGGCTCATACCTGACCGAGACTCCTTTTCAACTTCAAGATTTTCTATCGCTTGGAACACGGTGCCTGACAAGTTCGGCATCGGTAGCGGGCGAACGACACTTTCAGGGTTGGGGCTGTTCACATCAATCACGGCACCCACTTTATTATCTAGGAGGTCGCGAGGATTCTTAACCAAAGACAAGTTCGCGATAAAGCGTGAGGTGTTAGTCATAAAGGTGTGATCAACCACGCCACGCTTCAAGCTGCTCTGCGTCTTCTGGATATCAAACAACACGTCAGCAAGGCTCATACCGTGGAATCGGTGCGACAGAGGGAAAGGCGTAAAATATCGGAACGGCTTTTCCGATACGATCTCGACATCGAGTAACACGGTACGGCTGTGAAAGCATTTCAGAAATACGCACTTCTTCAGATCATCGCGGTACTTCTTAATGTAAGACTCATAAACAGTAACGTACTCCCGGTCATTGTCTGAATCAAAATGCGACTTCACAGACGAGCCATCGACCGAGTCTCGGCCATCGCCACCGTCGTTGTGGGAGTCACGATCTTCATCAAGCTTCGCAACGATATCCTCGTCATAACCTTCGCTCAACAACTCACCGCGTGTGCGCGTTGAGCGGTGCGAACAGAAATCGGCATCGTTCTCATCGGTGGCGCGTGGTGTAATGAGAAAATCTTCAGGCTGAATGACTTCAATGACAACGCGTGACTTGTCGATCTTGCGCACAAGCTCGCCAGTATAGAACTTCAGCTCTATGTCGAAGACCTGTCCTGTTTGCGGGTCTTGAGTCTGTTGCATCTGGATGTCTTCATCAATTTCCATGATGGTGACAGCGTCATCGGCGCCGAGCATGTTGAAGCTTGCTTCATCCAAGCCTTCAAAAGTCTCCTCTTCATACTGGTAGTCGTTTTTATAGTACCTTTTCACGATCCCCGTTTTAGCTATCAGCGCGTCATGGATCACATCGTGCAGAATTTTATGGCCGTTGTTCTCTCTGTAAAATATGAAGTTTGTTAGTGCCGTTGCCATCTTAGCCGGAACAAAGTCCTCGGCGCCCTGTGCTTCAAACTTGCACACGTTGCGGTCAGCGGTGAAGCAATCGAGCAACATAGACTTGATCGACTCTACACCGTCAAATACGTCCATCGAAACATGCTGTGATCTGCCAGTGCGCTCATTCCCCATCGGCTGACCGTAGTAATATTTGTAGCCTTTATCGCGCTGTTCACCGATCTCGCTCTCAGCGTATGAATCGGCGGCGTTAATGTTGTTCTCAAGCGAGGTTAGTAATTCTTTCTCATCTATCTCAGAAGCTATATTCATGTGTCGTATACCCTGATTTGCCGGTTGTCATTTTATTTCGCTCGACTTCATTTTGGCCGTAGCGCGTTACTGTAATGGCCGCGTAGCGCGTTGCGTCCATCAGGTCGTCAAACTCTTTATGGATCTTGCCTTTCTTGCGGTGATACCGCCTAAACTCTTCAAACCAAGGGATGCAGTTACTGAAAACTCTGAGCCTTCCCGTTCTGAACCGCTCAAGCATTTCCATCAGCCCCGGTTCAACGTAGTTTGTGCCGTCGGGGTTACTAAATTTACCGATCATCAAGACACCGTTTTCCATGTACATCTCTGCGAGTGTCTTACCAGAACCTTTTTCGGTGTTGTCGCCATCGTGCGGATAAATTACTGGGATATCTTTACCGCGACTTTTTATGACCGCAGAATGGATGGCCGGAATCTCGCCTTCCTTTTTATATATGTCGTAAACATAAATCGTGTCGTTGTCGGCGTTGTACGCAGTCCAGACGCAGGTCGTGGGGTGGGTGATTCCAAAGTCAACGGCGGCGAGTTTCTTGTAATGGGGCGGTATCTCGAATGGATCACATTTAACGGCCTCTTCTGAAATTGGAAACACCATGCCTTCGCCAAGTACCGGGATACCTTTCGACCGCATATCTCTCTGGTACTCAGGTATTGCAGCCAGGAGCTGCTTTTTAGTCTCATCGGTGATGTGGGGTGCGTCGTTCCAGGTTACGTTTTGAAGGTACTGACCTGGATTGGCGTTATCCATAAACTGAGACACCAACTCAGTCATACCATTTTCGGGGGTCAAAGTACCGACGAGGTAGCCGCCCTTCCCATCGTTGCCAGTGGCAGTCCGTGTTAAGCATTGCGGATAAATGGTAGGGTCGGTCGGCTCCTCGTCGATCCAGATATAGTCCTGCGAACTACCCATTAGGACATGCTGCCCCTGGGTATAGGACTTAAAACTTACAAGGCTTGTATTGCCAGATGTGTGGCGAACCGCCACATCCCTTGGTAGCCGTGGCGTCCCCATTGCGGGGGTTACTTGAAATATAAGCCTTTGCGGTATGAGGCCCGTAGCGTCGAACTTACCTTCACCAAGGTACATACCCATTAACTCTTTGACGATTACGTCTCTGAGCTGCTCACCGGATACACCCAGACACCAGATTTTAGTCGGTCGGGTGAATCTTATTCCCTCCCACCACTTTGGATATAAGCCTGTGAGGTGGTATGCAACCTCTGCTGCTTGTGACGCAGTTTTGCCTACACGGTTAGCCGCCATTAGCATTCTTTGCTTGTTATCTTTGCCGGCTTTATAAAAGTCGAACTGCCAACCGTAGGGACTCCAGTAGGCTAAACGGTTTTGCGCTTTGTGAACCTTCACCACTCGGATGGCTTCCGCTAATTTCTCTGCCTTATTTTTCTGGGCCGCTGTGAGAGACTTCGCCTCTTTTTTTGGAGCCGCTTTTTTTGAAGTGTTATTCGTCATTAAAGCCGCCCTATGTGTAACGAGATATGTGGGGGCGTACTGCCCCAGTCAGATACCTCGATTTTGCGAAGCGAGCTCAAAACCGGCGCCCCTGGCAGCTTTTGGGGCTCAGATGCGACCAGAAATGTACCACAGGGCTATAAGTCATTGATTTACATACATATCTAAACCATTCCATATAGTCTGGGCTACAAATCATCAACGTCAACGCCTGCGTCTTTGAGGGACTGCAGAGCAGCATCGATGTCATGCGTGATCGCTACATCACCGCTTATGTTAGCGTCTACTTCGGTCTTATCCCGCCATCCTCCTCGATTCTTCAGGAAGAATATCTGCGCTGATGTGTTGGGCTTGTCGCCCGTTGCGCCCACGAACAGCGCGTTCGTCACGTCAGAGACGCCACGTTGCTTACCCGCCTTTAATGTAGTGCAGAATGTTTGATCAGTTCGCTTGCGACTGTTCAATGTTGACAGCGATATGCCAAGGCTTGTAGCTATCTGTTCCTCAGTCAGCCCTATCTTTGCTAGGTCGTAGAGCTTTTCGTAATCTATAACTATCGTGTTTGCCAACCCGGTAACTCCTATCAAATGCACAATGAGGCGCATTATACCGCAGATACAACTGGGTGTTGAGTATCCCCTGTCGGGTTGACAGAATCTGATGACAAGTGCTGTGATCTTTTCCAGTTGGAAATTATCTTTTCCAGTTGGAAATTATATTTACCAGGTGGGGATACGATTCATATAATGTACATTCACGACAGAATGCATACTACAGTGTACAACTCAGGCTCAAATTCACACCGAATCGGGCTACAACCCGCATAGGCTCTCACTTCTTCGCCTCAACTACTCAGGGAACTCACCCTCGCTCAGGGGCGAAAAAGCACCCTGAGTTGGCTGCAGGCCACGTCACCACTGGGATACAGCCGACCCACTCAGGGAACTCACCCTAAAACGTAAAAAACCAGTAGGATTTAAATAAGGGGCCATATGCACACGCACAGGCTCATATAGCCTGTATATATTATTATTTCTATTAAAGTTAAAGTACCCTGAGTACCCTGAGTACCCTGAGTCAGCCCAGTGGTGGCGCGGGGTTTACCCACTCAGGGAACTTTTGCGCCCCTGAGTTCCCTGAGTGGTTAATCCATCAATTCATCCAATCCGATACCAAATATCATTGTTACAACGTAAACACACCAAAAAACCATCATCTCCGAAAACCTCACCTGTTATTAAGTCCGCATTATAAAGTATATAAAATAGCTTTCTAATGCTATTAGGTTATATAGGTAATGCTTCAAGGCGTATGTGGGTACAGTTATTGGCGCATATAAATGTAACAGATGGACAGTTATTGGCGCATAAAAAAGCCCACCGAAGTGGGCAAAGGTACTGCGGGGGAAATCAGTCTTACTCAAATTCTTCTAACTGGTTCTGGAGATATTCAGCTTTAAGCATGTCGATACTGCCTAACATCGAGAGCGGCGATTGCGTAGTGAACCATGTGTTGATAACGTCTCCTTCATCTGTGACTGCAACAGCCGCAAAGCTTTTAGCTTTGTGGTACTGCATGATCTCCAGAAAGTGGTCAAGCGTTAGCAACATTTCAGGATCAATGCCCTTCTCTTCTGCCGCTAAAGCCTTAACCGCTTGGAGCATCACAACCTTGTCTTTCAACATCCTCTGGAACCTCAATCGCGGGGTGGGCTTTAATGAGACGCGCCCAGTTCGCTAACATCTCAGTGTCTTCTTTTGTTTCGCGACCACAAATCTGTCGCTCTTTAGCGTCATAAATAAAATCAGAATCAACACTCATATCGCATTCTCCAAATAGTACACAAAACCATACGCTCCGAAGATCATCGTCAGAATGATCAGAAGCGCCACTACCTCTTGTAAAAGACTCATAAATCACCTCTTTGTTGAGTATACATTATTATGTTGTTTACAAACGTATCCGTTTACTGCATCGGACGCACGACAACGCCATCCGATGGTTATCATGCCCGCACTTGCAGTATGCAAATCGATTCGGTGGTGCGTCTGGCGCGTTGTACTTGCTTACCGTCCGCACCCGCCTACCGCTCACAAGCATCATGTCTCTCGTCGTTAAGATCATTTTGTTTCCCCTGGTCATTGCCCCCGAAGGGGCTGATAGATTACGAGTTTAGCCACTCGTCATAGGTTTTTAACGGTTTACCACTAATGAAGTCGTTACCGCTACCATCGTTGGCGCAAGATAGATAAATTTGATACTCGCTGTCATTGCTTCCGCGAGCCTGGGTTTGCCAAAATTGGTTATGCTCAAGTTCCATTTTGTTTCCCCTTAAATGCCCCCGAAGGGGCGGTTAGATTAAATTGTTTTTATTGAAACTTCGTATTGCATTTTTTCCAATCTTTCAGCTAATCCAAACGCTTTACTGCAAGTAAGAGATGGTGATTCTGTGTAACTTTCTACATCGGTACAACCAAATTCTGCCATTTCCAAACGCTCTTCGGCACTAGGTCTGTAAATTACTTGGTGATTTTTACGGTTGCCAGTGTGACCGTGACGTTTTGCATCTTGTGAAGTGTTTCTGCCTGTTCCTGCCATTTTGTTTCCCCTCGTTGATTGAAGGTTTATTATACAACCTATTGTTGTCACATACAACATATAGTTGACTATTCAGACGTTAAAAAGTAGCTTCCACGCATTTTTACAGGGCAGACTCTTTCGCGATCAAATATTGTTTTGCACCGCCGACGCTAAAAGCCGTTCCCTCGATATTTATAACTTTTTGCGGTACAGAGGTACTGCCCAACGGGTGGTGCCTACGGTGGTCGCCGGAGCTACTGCCAATAATAGACGCCTCAAGCCCTAACGCTTTGGCTCGATCTAACAGTAGCAATGACGCTTTTGGTGATTGGTTTAGTGTTTGTGCCATGATTGTAACCTTATCTCAGTAATTGAAGCTTTAGGATACACACAAGCAGGAGAATGTACAACATATAGTTGACTATTCAGACGTTAAAAAACTCATCGACTTCACCACCGCACCGCTCACACGTCAAATTAACCAGGATACGTTCAACTTTTTGGTCGCCAAATGGCTCGTAGTTGATCTCTTCATCAACAATAACTGCGTCCTCTTCGATCCAACCGCAACGCTCACATTTATGATTTGTGACGCCATCATCTTCGGACTTCTCGCCGAACACGGCGTCCCAATTGCTCCAAAACTCGGCCTTTGTTGGCCGTTGAGTGCTGCCCTTTCCCATGATTTACTCCTTATCCCAGTTCGCCGGATCAAATGGGTCGTCGTCTATGGCGCCCGCGTCTATATCCGACCAGTTGATTTGAAGGTTGTTGACGCTGTCGAAGATGAAGCGCGAAGCCTCTAGCGTGTTCACCGTGATGTGTCGCGCCCTCACGCCTGCTATTTCTCGCTGAACCGGGCTATGGAAAAGCGCGTCATAGTCTTTTAACTGCTTCCAAAATGTGTTCTCCTTTATCGGCTGTTGGAATCGGTTGTCACGCAGAGTCGATGCGTATATCGCGTATATCTCAGACTTCTGGGCCGCACCACCGAACTGCACAACATTCCCACCGACGGACGCCTGCCTCATCTCACCGCTCTGCAGACAGTTCAACAGCCACTCATTCACGTTGTTCAGCGCCTCTAACTTCTGATCTTGGAGGGCCATCGTCTGTGGCACTAGCCGTAAATTTAAATTCGTCAGATCGAAGTTTCGCAGGTAATGAAGCAATGCCGCCGAACCCCCACCTTTATACCATCGGTCAAGCCCGTCGAAATACAAGCTGTCTTGCTGTCGGGAGTTACCGACATCGAAGACCGCAAAGCGTCGCTCATCTAAGCTCGCAGGCACAACGAATGACTCGTTCGATGTGAAAAGTACGCGGGTGTAGTTTGGCGCCGAGTAAGAGTCCACGCCCTTACGCTCTATCTGGATTCTGTCATTAGTCAGAAGGTCTTTCAAAGCGCCCTCGCTCGACTTCGCACCTGCCCAGTAAGCCTCGTCTGCTTGAAGTAGTAGCGTAGATTCTAAGTGCCTGTTGAAGTTACCCGTCACAGCCTCGGCCCGCGACACGATCATATGATGTGCTGCAAACAGGTGTCCGAGAAGTTCGCCGAACATCGTTTTCCCCGTCCCCTTCCCGCCTCTCAGCACTAGCCCGACACCGACTTTAGTCATTGGCTTCTGAATAATCTGAGCCGCCCAACCTATGATGTAATTCGCGTGGGTGGCGTTACCGTCTGCGATCACGTTCGTGACGAAATCTAACCAGGGGGCCACGTCGCCCTCTCTGGCTTCAACCGACCAACCACGCCAGAGGTTATACCTATCTAGCGTCTCAATATCGGGCGCGAATGTTAAGCCTGCGGCATACGTTCGGCGGTCGGGAGCCTCAAGCCACATATCTACCAAGTTCAACAACTTCGGCTTTTCGTCGCCCGATAGTACGCGGCAGTTCATGTGTTCTTTCTTTAAGTCATCAAGCTTATATAGCACCATATTGTCTTTATTTAAATCTTCGCGCAGTACACGCGCAGAGCCTTCCACATGCACGAATGCCCACTCCCGCAGCATCCGTGGCAACCTTTCTTCTGCAACTTGAACAGACACAACCGCTTTTTCCATCGCCTTCACAGAGGCTAACGTGACGCTGTGCTTGCCGTTCTTGCTGTCGAATGTTTCGTATCTACGCCCACATTCACCGTCTTTATGCTTGGTGCCGAGGGCCGACCACTCATCCCATATCTCTGCGCCCTCTGGGGCTCCGTCAAAGTGATGATGCAGGGCCATACCGACTTTTACCCACTCGTCGTGATGCGAGTCGGGATCGAGGGCGTCAAGCATTGACCGCAAAGCCTCATCGCTCATCTCGATCTTCGGCTTATACATTGAGAGATCATCGGGATCATGCGTCAACGCCGCAACGCCTTGCCTCGCCAACTCCCAACCCGCCTGCTCAGACGCAAGCTTTTCAAAGTAGGCGATAAAGGCTTCGGCCTGATCTTTGTTAATGGTGGGTAGATCAGCATGACTAACGTCCGCGATGCTTCGACCTTTTACCCACCGATATGGCTCCTGCGTCGTTGGATGAATGCCGAACGCCACGAACTGCTGACCGTCAGCGAGAATTTCAACCGCGTGTTTGCTACCTGCGGCATCGGCGTATTCCGCAGACCGTATTTTGCTGAAACTGCCATCGACGCGGAAGGGCAATATACATTTTGGCTTCTGACCAATCCGCACGACCGAGTCGCCGACATTCATCTTTAACCAATGCAGAAGGTCGTAGTTAATTTTTGAGTCATAACAGTCGATATCAACGGCGATAGTATTTCGGCACAACACGCCAACGCCACCATCGCTGTGACCGTTGGCAAGCCATCGATCTACGTCTTCGTGCGTAGCTCGGATGTCCTGCCACCCCGATAACATCGGAAACTTCTTACCGCGCTTCAGCGGGACTATTTCGTATCCCTTGTCGATCAACGAGTGACCAAATTGCTTTAAAAACATGCTTACCTCGACTTTTTAATTCTGTACATTTGCACGTCTGCTGACGCGCTAATTAAAGCGCAACCCGCGTAATTTAAACCGCGCTCAAAGGCTAAGAGTATTTTTAGTCTAAGTGAATTAAGAGTTTCTCGAAGTTGCATAGATCACCTCGTTGGAGTTTTCAAACTCGGAAACGATATCGGGACAAAGCTCTCTCCACCCAACGTAACCACCCGTGATTAGCTCCATTTGAAGCGCCCGATGCGCGGGGACGATACCCGACTGGCGCCATTTCGATAACGCCTGCTTGCTAACATCTAAGCGTCTTGCAAGCGCGTTACAGTTTTTCAGTTCCGCGACTGCGACGACCGAATCAATAGCCGCCTTTACCGCCGGTGCGTGTTCACTGATATATATCATTTTGCTTCCTTTTGTTGTCATTGATAAATTATTTGCTATTCATTGGTTGACACAATATCGCATAGTTATATTATGTCAACAACAGAAAGGTGTAATTAAAAGGAAAAGTTTATGCAACACGCAATGCTCGGAGCCTCTAAAGCTCATCGGTGGATGAACTGCCCCGCGTCAATAATGCTAGAAGCTACTTTCGCAGATGAAACATCATTTTTTGCAGCGGAAGGCACAGCCGCACACGCCCTAGCGGAAGAGTGCTTGCTGAAGCAGAAGCCACCCGAAACTTTCATCGGCGTCGAGTTTGAAGGCTTTGTTGTTGATCAAGAGATGGCGAACCATGTCGCCACCTATGTTGACTTCTGCAACAGCCAGGATGGTGACGAGAAGCATGTTGAGCTTCGCGTGGATTATTCGCAGTGGGCGACCGGCGGCTTCGGCACAGCCGATTTCGTGACACTGCACGACGGAATCCTGCACGTTATAGATTTGAAATACGGGCAAGGATTAAAGGTAAACGCTAACCGCAACGAGCAGTTGATGCTATACGGCCTTGGCGCCGCATACGAATTTATAGATCAAGTCGATACAGTTTCAATGACAATCGTTCAACCTCGGCTCGATCACATCGACACTTACTCGATGCGGGCGAAAGACCTTTTCAAGTGGGCCGACGAGGTGGTCAAGCCCGCCGCGCTGTTAACCATGCGCCCCGACCCTGCCTTTAATCCGAGCAAAAAAGCATGTCACTTTTGCAAAGCCAAGCCGACTTGCCGCGCACTGGCAAAACACAACTATGATTTAACGCTAGGTTCTTTCGACAACCTCGAAGAGCCGCTGTTAGTGCAAGTACCGCACACGATAAATATCGAAGAGTTATCGAACCTACTGCCAAAAATGGACGCGCTGATCGGATGGGCGCAGGGCGTTCAGAAACACGCGCACAAGCTCCTGCTCGACGGCGGCATTCTACCGAATTACAAACTAGTTGCGGGTCGAGGGCAACGCAAATGGATTGACGCTGATGTCGCTCAAGAGCAACTTATTCAGATGTGCGGTGATGAAGCACTCACATCGAAACTCATTTCGCCGACTCAAGCTGAAAAGCTGCTTGGGAAAGCGCGATACGACGAGATCGCTGATCTCATCTTCAAACCCGAAGGAAGACCAAGTTTGGCGCCGGACACCGACCCACGTCCTGCAATCGCGCCCGACGCGGCTGACCATTTTAGTGACATAACGTAAATTCCAAATAGGTAAAATTCAATGAGTGTAATAACCCTTAAAAACGTAAGACTATCTTTCCCTAACATCTGGACAGCGAAAGCTTTCAACGAAGGCCAACCTGCAAAGTTTAATGCTAACTTTTTGTTAGACCGGGATAGCGACAAAGACCAGATTGATGCGCTGCGAAAAGCAATTAAGCAGGCCGCAACGGTTCATTTCAACGGCGAGATTCCGAAGAACATAAAGCAGTTTCTTGGCGATGGGTCTGACAAAGCATATGACGGATACGAAAACGCGATGTTTGTCAGCGCGTCTGGCAAGAATCGTCCTACGATTATTGACCGAGATCGAACACCCTTGGTGGAAGAAGACGGTAAGTTGTTCGCGGGATGCTATGTTAACGCGGCGATCTCGATTTGGATCATGGATAACAAGTGGGGCAAACGAGTTAACGCAAATCTCGTTGCGATTCAGTACGTCAAAGACGGCGAGGCGTTTGGATCGGGTGCAGTAAAAGCCGATGCCATTTTTGATGACATTTCGGCTGAGTCTCTGGCTGACGCGGAAACTGATGATTTTCTTAGCTAAACAAATACAACAGTATGTTGTAATTATGCAAGGGGCTTCATGTGAAGCCTCATTGCAGGAGATCACATGAAAGCATCTTTGTCTTACCCTTACATCGGAACTCGATTTGAGTCTCTGAGCAACACGGTTGTCGTCGTGAAAGATATAGCTGAACTGGCAGATATTCCTTATGACCTTCTGAAAAATCGGATGGGAATGAAGCGTAATCGTGCTAGGGGTTTGGTCAGTGTTTTTATATCTGACTCCGATTTACAGCCTCGACGACATGCTTCGACAAAACGCGCAACCAGACGAGCAGAGATTGCTGATCATCAAGCTTTTGTGAATTTGTGGATGTCGAAATCAATCAGAGTAAATCCCAAAATATGAACATATCACTTGATTTTGAAACATACAGCGAATGCGATATTCGCAAAGCCGGAGCCTACGCTTACGCTGACCACTCAACCACCGAAGTTTTATGCATGGCCTGGATGTTGGACGGAGCAGAACCGGAACTGTGGACGCCGGACATGCCCGCGCCGCAAAGACTCCTAGATTTAATTGATGCCGGTGCAACGGTTTGGGCTTGGAACAGCTTCTTTGAAATGTCCATTTGGAACTTGGTTCTAAAATGGAAACCGGTTCCGATATCCCAGTGGCGCGACACTGCAGCCCTTGCAGCCGCACAAGCGTACCCACGCGCCCTCGGTAAATGTGGCGAGGCTCTCGGCCTCTCAGGGGATGACGCGAAAAGCAAACGCGGAAAGATTCTTATTCAACGATGCTGCAAACCGTATCGGGGTGAACGCGTAAAAGACTTATTTCTATACCAAGAACTTTATGATTATTGCCTACAGGACGTGGTTGCCGAGCGCGAGATACGCCTGCGGCTTCGACGCCTCACAATAAATGAAGGCCAAGTTTGGGAAGCTGATCAGCTAATAAATTGGCGCGGCGTTCGGCTTGATCGAAAGTCTATTGAGAATGGCCTTGTCATCATCGAGAGACACTCACTGATTATGAATAACCGTGTAAAGATACTCACGGAAGGTTACATCGACTCCACCGGTTCACGCGCCAAGGCTATGCAGTGGACAGCGGAGCAGGGATACCCTCTCCCAAGCTATGACAAAGCGGCCATATCGGCGGCGCTCGAAGACCCCAAATGCCCTGAGAAAATCAAAGAGTTTCTGAGCATTCGACAGTCACTCTCCCGATCATCGACAAAAAAGTATCAAGCGATGCTTGATTGCCTCGGAACCGACGGACGCGTTCACGGCTGTCTCATGTACCACGGGGCAAGCACAGGAAGATGGGCAGGCCGGCACGTCAATCCGCAAAACTTACCGCGTCCAACAATTGATGATGTTGACGCGTGTATCCAACAAATGGAGCATCGCGATCCGGCGATGATCGACGGCGAACCTATGGAGTCTTTGAGCAGTTGCCTGCGTGGGATGCTGATGGCATCCGACGGAAACCGACTAATCGTTTCGGACTACGCGTCAATCGAAGCCCGCGTTCTGGCGTGGTTAGCCGGAGACGATGCGGTCATCAAGACGTTTCATGATGGCAAAGACATTTACAAGACAACAGCCTCGCGCATGTTCAATGTTGATTATGAAAAGATTAATTACGATCAACGATTTGTTGGAAAAGTTGCGACGTTGGCGTTGGGATACCAAGGGGGCGTTCGCGCATTTCAGAAAATGTCTGAAGCATATGGCACAGAGGTGACAGAAAAAGAGGCGCTAGTTATTCGCAACGACTGGCGAGACGCTAATCACAAAATAGTTAAATTGTGGGTAGATGTTGAACGCGCTGCCCGAAACGCGATTAGTTATGACGGCCAGAAATATGAGGCGGCGATGGGTGTTTTTAAAATGGTCAAAGGCGATCTCCTTTTCAAGTTGCCGAGCGGTCGAGTTCTTAGTTTTCCAGAAGCTGTGCTTCGCCAAGGGGATCGAGGCGCGGATATTATCTATAAAGGTATGAACAACCACACCCACAGGTGGGACGAAATAAAAGGATACGGCGGCTCATTTGTTCAATCGATCACGCAAGCCGTGGCCCGCGACATTTTGGCTGAAGCTATTCTCAGACTTGAAGCTGCCAACTACCCCGTTGTACTGCACGTTCACGATGAGATCGTGGCTGATGTGCCACATGGTTTTGGGTCGCTGATGGATTTTGAAAAGTTGATGTGCGTATTGCCCGACTGGGCAACCGGATTACCAGTGGAAGCAGAAGGCTATGAATCTAAAAGATATAGGAAATAAAAATGTGGATATTACCAAAGAATTACCAACTGTCCTCTCGCTATGCAGCGGATACGCTGGCATCGAGAGAGGACTTGAGCTTGCCGGGTTTGAACATCGAACAGTCGCTTTTGTCGAAATCGAAGCCTACGCGATTGCGCGTTTGGCAAACAAGATGGAAGCAGGGGAGCTTTTACCCGCACCTATTTGGTCGAATCTTAAAACCCTGCCAGTGGAACCGTTTCGAGACAGAGTTGACCTCCTTACTGGCGGCTATCCATGTCAACCTTTCTCAGCCGCCGGAAAGCGAAAAGGAGAGGAAGACCCCCGACATCTCTGGCCTCACATCAGAGAAATCGTCAGAGCAGTTAGACCTGTTCGGTGCTTCTTTGAAAACGTCGAAGGACACATCACCCTCGGACTCAGAGAAGTCATTAGCGACCTGGAAAGCCTTGGTTATAAAACAGCGTGGGGAATATTCTCAGCGCGTGAAGTTGGCGCTCCTCACCAGAGAAAAAGAGTCTATATCTTGGCTGACTCCGAGAGTGATGGAGGTCGAGGAACCATACGATCAGTATCGAGCCAGAATGATAGCGTCAGGCAACCCCAAGAACATAGGAAAGACCAGAGCATCCAACTTAAGTATGCAAGTAAAAATGGAGCCTCCGCAGAATTGGCCGACCGCGACAGTGTTCGATGTGACGGGGGGGAGTTATCCGACAGAACTGGTGAACGGTCAGTGGAGATCGAAGCACTCCAAAGACCCGAACAGTCCTTGGTACGGAGCGAAGCTGAGAGATGCCGTGGAGACAGCGGAGAAAATGAACTGGCCGACTCCCTCGGCAAGAGATTACAAGGGGGCGAATGGTTACAAAGCAACCCTTGCAAAATTAGCGCAAGGGAAAAGAGCGCAAATGGGACAACTGCCAAATGCAGTCATGATAATCAACAAGGGCAGTGGGAAGTTGAACCCCGATTGGGTCGAGTGGTTGATGGGAGTACCAACAGAGTGGACAGACTTAGGCTCTTGGGAAACGGAGTAGTGCCGCAAACAGCCGCAAAAGCCTGGACAACCTTAAACAACCAAATTAAAGATTAAAAAAGGAAACTACAAAATGTCTATTAGATTAAATCAAGCGACACCCGCAGATTGGGATCGATTGCAAAAGCAATTCCCTGCAATTGAAGTTACTCCCAATGAAAAGACTGGATTAGAAGCGTGGTCGGTTCCCGCAGAGCAAGAAGCTGCTCAGTTGGGATCACAAGAAGGAGAAGACGCAGTAAATAACCCAACCCACTATAACAAGGGTGGCATTGAGTGTATCGAGGCGATTAAAGCGTCAATGACTGAGGAAGCATTTTGCGGGTATCTCAAGGGCAATTTGATTAAATACAGTTGGCGAATGGCGTATAAAAAGAAGCCGTTAGAAGACTTGAAAAAGGCTCAGTTCTATTTGGCACGTTGGATTATGGAAGTTGATAAAAACAATTAGAAGAGGGTGTGCCAGTGGTGGCTACAGAATCCTTTGGTGATAATTGGATCTAGCCAAAAATCAAGGAAAGCGTATAACCACCACTGTCACACTCGCGGAATATACGCTTCCTTGACACTTAAAGCAAAAAAAACAGTCAATGTTGCCGCTTTTGTTACAACTTATTGCGCTTTTGTCACACTTTAGTCGCTATCATCGTCATCGATGGTGTCAAAAACCTCCATTAGCTGGGCATTCATGCGCTCAAACGCTAACCCCTTTAGTATTAACTCAAAACGTCTAGGATAAGTCTTGCTCCAACGTATTAGACTTTGATGAGGCTCCCCCAAGGCATTAGCTGCCTCCCCCATACTTTTAAACCCTAAAGCTTTTATCTTTTCACTTGGTTTCACAGGTTAGCCTCCGCTGCTTGCCGTTTTGCTCGCTCAACTTCTATTTCACTCAAGCCTTGTGTTAGTTCTTCTGCATGTTTGATACATTCTTGCGCTTTGGCTTGGTCAGGTGCAGAGATGGCTAATTTCAGAGCAAGTACAAGCGCATCAAATTGATTAGTGGGGGCTTTGAATTCCATTAGATTTCCTCCGGTATATCACTGCGTAACTGTGATGATTCAAAGTTACACCGTGTTGATCGCTCAAAAAAGTAAAGGTCATTCTGTGAAAAAATTACTCTGCAATCTGAATTGTTGCAGTCATAACACGGCTCTTCGTGTGCAACTATGGTTGGGCCGTTATCT